GCCGATAGATGTAACTATAGACATTACTATCATCGATGTCAATAGGTATAGCTATATGTGTAGGCATAAAAAAAGCCCATCTAGGAGACGGGCTGAAGGTAGGTGATTCAAACTATCGTCTTCGGCGATAGGAGCGACGGTGTTCAACCATAACGCCAATGACGGAAAGTCTTTCCGTGCGCGAGTTGTATATCGGATAGTCCTCATTAAGTGGGATCAATTCGAAGATTTCATTTCCATACTCGTCATATCCGCGGGGACGATATTTTTTGAATGTTGTTTCCATGTCGTCCGAGAACTTACTGACCCTTGTTGCAATTACAAAATCACCAGGCATTGGATGAATAGTGGGATCAACAACGATGATGTCTCCCTCTTGGAAATCTGGTTCCATCGAACTCCCAATAACCTTGAGGGCGTAACAATCATCGGGCAGGTCCATGTCAACCCAAATGAAATCCCCGCTTTCGATTGCTGCCTGCCTGGCAGCAATTTGCCCTGTTGATGTGGGATCTCCTGCCTGTGCATAGGAAAGGATGGGAATCCTTTTCATCCTCCCACGAATAGGCTCAACATTGCTCTGGTTAGCGGGAGGCTGGTCGTTTGATACAAGAGGCTCTCCTACGCCGTTAACGATCCAGTTTTGATTGAGAGGCAATTTGGAGCAAATAGCGAGAGCCGGAGCGGACTTCATATTTTTCGTCTTGCCCGACACCCAACTTGCCACAGAGGGCTGCTTGATGCCCGCCAACGCGGCTAGCTCCGATTGCGAGATATTGAAGTGCTGAAGCACCCAAGAGATTCTTTCTGAAAGCGTTGTCATGATAGACAAGCCTATCGGTTCGTGTGAATGGAATGTCTATTACTTGTGATATAGTTGCTTCTATCGCTATCTATAAAGGTAAAGAGACACCTATGACAAAACAGAGCAATCTGCGTGCAACTGCGATCGCTCGCGATCTCGTTCGCGAGGTCGGTAGTCAAAGGAAGACCGCCGAGCTTGTGGGTGTGAAACAGCCGTCAGTATTCGCATGGACAAAAAACGGTCTCACAGCGACTCGTGAAAACGATCTTCGATTTCGCTTTCCAGAACTTCGGGTCTGGAAACGTTATCCGCCGCTTACCTCTGCTGAGGCCAACTGATGTTCATTCGTCCAGAACTCCGCAAGGGCGATATCGATGTTCGCGTGAAGGCTCCCAAGGATCTTGTCGATAAAGTCGACCTGATCTCTCTTGCGCTTGGCCTGACGCGGCAGGACATTGTGCTTGTCGCTCTGGATGCGTACCTTAATGAAACGCTGGCAATAGCAAGAGTACTGAATCAAGTCGAGGCATCGCAACGGAATTCAAACGGCGTCGTAACGGCAGGAGATGCGCGATGAGCTACGCCGCAGAGAGATGGGCCCGGGCACAGGCGCTGCGGTTTTCCGGAGAGCCTGAAGCCCTCGCCTTGCTGAAAGAAATTGCTTGTTGGTACTTAGAAAAAACGGGCGCTTGCGAGAAGACGCAAGGCGAACTCGCGAAACTGATGGGCTACAAAAAAGCAGATACCGTAGGGCGGTACGTGAAGAAGCTCGTTCAGATGGGCTACGTCACCTTTGAGCGCACACATGGGCCTACTGGGAACATCACCGGGAGCGTTTTCCGCCTTGTTGGATTCGTAGCAAGTGAATGGCCGGAAAAACGACAGGGAATGAAATCGCTTTTGCCCGCAGATACCACTCCTTATTGTGGGGGTGCTCCGTATCAAGGGGTACCCCGTATCGCGGGGGACCCCCATGATAAGGAGAAGGGGTATCCCGTAACGGGGGGGAGGGTACCCCGTATCGCGGGGGAGGGTACCCCGCAACACGGGATTCATATACAGGGTAATACAGGGAATACAGGTAATAACAGTAATTCTATAGGCGCGTCCGCTTCGCAGACGCTTGAAAACACCTTCGAGGATGTTCCTTTCGACGAGTCCTTGTACGAGGAAGCCCGCTCGATGGGGTCAGAACCCAACACCGTGAAGGCCGAAGCTCCGAAGCGCAGGACTACCACGCCGCGCAAAAAGCCCGCTACCCGATGCCCGTTTGGGCCTGATGCCTCAATCCCGCCCGAATACCTCGAAATTGCGCAAAAGGCCGGTATCGGGGACCCTCAGCAGGTCTTCTCCGCATTCGTCAATCACGCAATCGCACACGATCGAAGCCTAGTGGTCTGGCCTGCAGGTTTCCGAACGTGGTGCTCCAACGAGCTCCGATACCACCCCAACCAAACACCCAAGCCGAAGCCTCTCCACCAACGAACCGCTGCCGATTACGACTGGTAAAACCCTATGCCCGAACTTCAAAAAGCATTTTCAAAGCAAGCACTGCAGCCGATCTTCACGAAGATCGAGGCCGTGCGAGTCGCAAACCCGCCTCCGCGAGCACTTCCCAAAAAGTCCGAGTGCGATCTAAAGGCAGATGAACTCCGTGTACGCTTCAGCGACATTCACGCCTCTCTGGCCCGCTGTCTCTCATGGCTTCGTCAACCGTCTGCAGAGACCTTCTCGAACTTTCAGCTCGACGCGGCAGAGAAGGATCAGGCTAAGGCCCTCGCCATCTCGAAGCGCTTCTCTGAACGCCTCATGACGCGCCTCCTCGATGAGACTCACCCCGAGGCAGGAATCCTCTTCCTTGGGTTCACGGGAACGGGTAAGACTCATCTCGCCAAGGCCATCCTCACCGACCTCGCGGCGCGCAAGGCTCCCGGATTCTTCATCCCGGCAAGCGAGTACTTCGACCTTTACACGCCCGCCTACGCGGCGAAGCTCGATCAGCCGCTCTGGAAGATTCGCCAGTGGCTCGCTTCAACTTCCTGCCTCGTCATCGACGAAGTGGGAACGAGCGCATGGACCGACGCCCGCAAAGATCGCCTTCAGCAGATCATCGATCTGCGCACTGCAAACCGCCTGCCGACCATCGTCACAACCAACCTAGCACAGGCCGACTTCGATGCCGCTGGTGCTGAGCGCATCGCCTCGCGCTTCAATCAGGTCCTTTACCCCATCAAATGCACCTGGTCGGACTTCCGCAAGCGCTCTGCCCTCAAAAACCTGAAGCCCGAGGAGGTGTTCTGATGGAACCCACTACCGGAATCCACAAACGCTTCATCCACGCCTTCTCACGGTGGATCAGCCGGACGACCTTCATCATGAGGGAGCGACATGAGTGAGTGTCTTCGCTGCCGCAACTGCGCACCGCTCGATCCGCTGCCGAAAGGCGATCCGCTTCGCCTCCACAGAGGCCAGTGGGGGATGCTCGCCAGAGGCCTCGTCTACTGCTCTCTCCCCGGGGAGATCGGCGGATACAAGCGATTTCGCTCCGTCGAGTCCGTGGACTACTGCGAGCACTTCGAGCCCGAGCCCGAAGCCGACCGCATAGCACGCCGGATTAAGACCGTCAAGATTCTTCGCGCCGCCTTCGACAAATGGCGCATCGATAAGCAACTCAAAGCCAAACAAGCAAAGGACAAAAAATGACGCTCAAGAAAGTCTCCCGTCTCATGCCCATCGATCCACCTTCCAAGGAACACGCGCCGAAGCGCTTGCCCTTCACTTTCACTGAGGTGGACATCGACGACATCTCCACCTATCCGCCTGAAGGTGCCGCGCTCTTCTTCGTCCTAAAAGAAGGAGCCTGGGATCGCTTCTACGGCGAACGACGCGGTTTTACGATCTTCGCTGACCTCTATGGGCTGACGTTCAAACTCGATCAGATCAAAGCATGGAGCCCAGCCGGCTTTACGAAGTATGAAGAACGCATTCGAGAGGAGAAGAAAGTCCGTGGTTAAGCTCAACATTCCCGGTACGCCTCAGGGCAAGGCACGTCCGCGCTTCTCTCGCACCGGCCACGCCTATACGCCCGATGAAACCCGTCGCTACGAGGCCCGTGTAGCCGTTCTTGGCAAGTACGCGATGTGCAACCGAGACATCATGCGCAGGGCAGTCAAGATTTCTATCCTCGCTGCTTTCCCTGTGCCTGCTTCGTACTCGCAGAAACGCCGCGCAGCATGCCTGCAGGGCTGCGAACGACCTGCCAAGAAGCCGGATATGGACAACATCATCAAAATCATCTGCGATGGACTCAACGGCATCGCGTGGAAGGATGACGCTCAAGTCGTTGAGGTCTCTGCTGCCAAAACGTACGCAGAGTTCCCATCCGTCACCGTCTACATCGAGGAGCTTTCATGATCGATCCGATATTCTCCAAACGCTTGCAAAACTGGAGTCGGTGCATTCGAGCTCGCAGGAAATCATTACCTTCGCCGACAGCTCAGGTATTAAACGAACTCCGCCTGAAGTATGGCCCTCCAGCTATTGAGGAGTACCGGAACGAACCTCCAATCTCGAGTGCTGATATGGCTGATGCGGAAAAGCTATCTGCTGCCTATGGGGGACCCTGGCTAACTCCACAGGAAAAGCGCGTGCTTCAAATGGTCTATGGAGAAGGGAGGCACGTCGGTTTGTGCGCTAGGGAACTCCGCGTGACGTATCGCGGTTTCTTGCGTGCATTTGATGGCGTGTGTCAGAAGTTCCAGAGAATCATCAAAACGTACTTTGACAACGATGGTTGAGGTATATATACTGAACATACAATTTTTAGCCGACTTCCATTGCGATTTCGAGAGTTTTGCCACGGGGCAGCCTTTTTGCACCCGAAAGAAACGTAAGCCCAGTCAGAGATGACCGGGCTTTTTTGATGCCGGAATAAGTAGCGTCGAAATACATAACATTTGCAAAAATGCTAACCTCATGGTAGAATATTCACGTGTTCAACCAATAGAGGAGATCATGAAGCAAAGTGAATTTCTTCGGTGGCTTAAGTCGAGAGGCGTTGAGGTCACCCACGGAACCAGACACCTTCGCCTGAGAGTCCCGGGGAACCCAAAAACGCAAACCATGCCTCGACACCCCGGCGCAGAGATGAATGAAAGTATCCGCAAGGACATCATTCGCGATCTTGGCCTGAAGGAAGTCTCTAAGAAATAAAACACACCCCCGCCTTAGCCGGCGGGGCTTGCTGCATGATCGTATGTCTGACAAATGTCAAATTTCGATTTTCCATGCCGCTTTGAAAAGCTTAAGGACGGCACTGAGATTGTTCGTTGCCGGGATCTGCCCGAACTTCTGTCATATTCCGTGGATGGCGAGCCTCTTGAAAATTGGGCCCGTTATGCCGTCGAGGATTGTGTCGAGTTCCGTATTAAAGATGGAGAACTTATTCCGGAGGCGTCACCTGCGCTTCCCGGTGAATATGTTGTTCATCTGAGCGCAAATCAGGTTGCAAAAATTCTGCTTTCAAATGCGATGGCGCGCGATGGTGTTTCTCGCGTCGAACTCGCTAAGAAGGCCGAACTGAAGCTTCCTGAAGTGACGCGGATTCTCGACGTTCGCCATCCTACGAAGATCGACCGTATTGAGGCCACTCTTCGGTCACTCGGCCATAGGCTTCAGCTGTCGATTGCCTAAAATCAAACCAGGACCGAACCAGCTTTTCACTTTGCTTCACTGGTTCCGGGTCCTGAGCACAAGGGCTTCTCTCCGGAGAGGCCCTTTTCTTTTTGGGGTAGGACGATGCCTGAAGTTCCACAAAAGAAAAGGAGGTGCTATGGCATCAAAACCGAACGCCTCCAAGGGCGGAAGACCATCAACCTATACGCCGGAGCTTGCGGAGAGAATCTGTGATTTGATTCGTGAAGGCAAGTCAGAGCGTCAGATTTGCAAGATGCCTGGCATGCCGGATGCGGTAACTCTTCGCAGATGGAAAGACACCAATCCAGAGTTTTGCACTCAGTCCGCGCGCGCGCGCGAAGCAAGCGCCGAGAAGTTCAACGATGAATTGCTTGAGCTTCAAGCAAATTTGAACAATGAACTGCAGACGCGATTGCTGAACGGCGATGACTTTCCGAAGGGAACTGTTGAAGCCTTCAAGGTGCTGATGCAGGAGAAGGCTCGCCAGATTTCGTGGCGTGATGATTCGCGCTACGGCGATCGCAAGACCGTGAAGATTCAGAGCGACACGCCTGATCTTTCCACGATCGACATGGAAAAGCTCAAGGCCGCAAGAGAGTTGCTGTATGACGAGACTCCCGACACTGATCGAACTTGATCAGGAGATTGCGCGGCGCAGCCTGTCCGAGTTCTGCAAGATGGCATGGCACGTGCTCGAGCCTGCTACACCGATCAAGTGGGGGTGGGCGCTCGATGCAATGTGCGAGCATCTCGAGGCAGTGCATAACGGCCAGATCAAGCGCCTTCTGATGAACGTTCCGCCGGGCATGATGAAATCACTGCTCACTGGCGTCTTCTTTCCTGCTTGGGAATGGGGCGCAGGCGGAAATCCTTCTCTGCGATATCTGACAACTGCGCATAAGGAAGACCTCGCAATCCGAGACAACCTGAAGTGTCGACGCTTGATCTCCTCCGATTGGTATCAGGAGCGATGGAGCGTCGAACTGTGCGGCGACCAGAACGCAAAGAAGAAGTTCGAAAACACGGCTACTGGCTTTCGTGAGTCTATGGCTTTCCGAAGCCTCACTGGCTCTCGAGGCGACCGCATCATCATCGACGACCCGCTGAGCGTAGACGACGCCTTTTCAGAAGCCGCGCTCTCCGCTGCGGAGCAGACCTTCCTAGAGGCCGTTCCGTCCCGTGTGAACAACCAGGACTCGGCGATCATCGTCATCATGCAAAGGTTGCACGAGCGCGATACGGCCGGGATCATCCTGAGCCGCCAGCTGGGCTATGAGCACCTGATGCTCCCAATGCGCTTCGAGCCGGAGCGCCGGTGCGCGACATGCATCGGCTTCACGGACCCGCGCACTGAGGACGGAGAGCTACTCTTCCCGGAGCGCTTCTCCGAAGCGCAAGTCTCCGAGATGGAGCGAACGATGGGCTCTTTCGCGACGGCCGGCCAGCTTCAGCAGAGACCGATGCCGCGCGGCGGTGGGCTCTTCAAGTCCGACTGGATTCAGCACTGGGACAAGCTCCCGGAGCGCTTCGACGCGGCCGTTATCTCGTGGGATATGACTTTTAAAGAGTCCGCGACATCCGACTTCGTGGTCGGGCAGGTGTGGGGACGAAAGGACGGCGCTTTCTACCTCGTCGACCAGTTCCGGGGACGCTGGGACTTTGTGAAGTCGCTCGAGCAGTTCGTAGCGGCCGCGAGGAAGTACCCGCGGATCACCCGAAAGCTCATCGAGGACAAGGCGAACGGCCCGGCGATCATCAGCGCGCTCAAAAGGAAAGTGACCGGCATCATCCCGATCACTCCGAAAGAGAGCAAGGAAGCCCGAGCGAACGCGGTAACGACGCTCTGGGAGGCCCGGAACGTCTACCTGCCGCCTCCGGACCGCTATCCGTGGGTGGCGCAGGACTTCATTCCTGAGCTCCTCGCATTTCCGTCAGGTGCTCACGATGACACCATCGACGCGATGAGCCAGGCATTGAATGACCTGAATCGCCACTCTGGACTGCACATCGACCCGACAAATCTCGCCTACCTTGCCCAGCGCTAGGCGGCTCAAAATGAAGCCCCGCGGCGCGACCAGTACCCGGGGCTTTGACGACTGAATAAGCAGGCACTTGCAATGACCAAGACCAAGACCAAGAAAAAGGCAAAGACTGAGGCCCGGGCCGATAAGCGCTCCGGCATCCTCGATCAGGCCCGCCGCGCCGCCCTAATGGAAGAGCTCGGCGCTCAGCTCTACGCCCCTCCGCTAGCTGCCAAGGTCTTCGAGACCGAAGAAAAGGTCCGCGAGCGCTTCGCCCTCCCGGTTACGCTCGGCACGACCGAAGAGGTCCGGCTGGCGCAGGACGCTGAGCTTGCCGATACCGGGCTGTACTCGACGATTTACAAGTCCCTGCAGCAGCACGGCTATGAGCTCGGACAGTATCCGACGACGTCGTTCATCGGCTACGGCGCCCTACAGCAGATCGCTCAAAATGGCATGATCCGCGCCTGCGTGCAGACCATCTCCGACGACATCACGCGCGAGTGGATCCAGATCACCGGCTCCGACGATGGCGAGAAGGTGGACGAGCTTCAGAAGCTTCAGGAGAAAAAGTATCACCTCCGGGGGCTCTTTCACGAGGCCGCAACAATCACCGGGTACATGGGCGGCGCCTTCATCTTTATCGATACCGGCGAAGAGAAGACTGAACTTCCTCTCCGCATCAATGACGCCTCGGCCGAGCTGGTGAAGGGCGGAACGCTCCGCTTCGTCGTGGTCGATCCGGTCAGCGTGTCGCCCGGCGACTACAACTCCTCCAATCCGCTTAAGGCCGATTACATGAGGCCGAAGTGGTATTGGGTGCTCGGCCAGCGCGTCCATGCTTCGCGCATGATCCCGCTCTACGACAACCCCCCGCCGACGCTTCTCCGGCCCGCATACAACTTCCTTGGAATCCCGCAGGCGCAAATTCTCTGGGACTACGTGATGCACTGGAACCAATGCAGGGTGTACACGGCGGACCTCGTCAGGAAGGTCTCGCTTCTGGTCTTTCAGACGAGCACGGACGACATCTTCAACTCGCCGAACGGCCTGCAGCTCTTCGACATCCGCATGAAGGCCCTGCAAAGGTATCGCGACAACTCCTCCGTCTTCGTCTGCGACAAGGACGCGGAGGCCGTGATGAACGTCCAGACGTCCATCGCCGGATGCACGGACGTTGTCCGGCAGTCGCTCGAGATGATCGCGGCGCTCAATCGGACCCCGGCCGTCAAGCTCTTGGGCATCAGCCCGAGCGGCTTCAACGCGACCGGCGAGTCGGATATCCGCAACTACTACGACTACATCAAATCGAAGCAGGAACTCCGGCGCGACGCGATCATGACATGCCTGAAGGCGATCGAGCTCGTCGAGTTCGGCACCATCGATGCGGACCTCTCCTTCGACTTCAACCCACTTAGCAAAGAAGACGAGAACGCCGCCGCGATGACGGCTCAGTCTCGGGCTGGCACGCTGGCGACGCTCGCTCAGATGCAGGCCATCAGCGCTGAAGAGGTGCGAGAGGCCGTCAAGACCGAGCCTGTCATGCACTTGGGCTTTCTCTCTGATGAGCCCCCGGACGGCGATCCAGAGGACTTCCAAGGCCTTCTCGACTCGCTCCAGAGCGCGACGGCGGCGATCAAAGCGCCAGAGGCGCCGCAGGCGAATCCGCCCGACGAGTCTCGACAGCTTCTGCAGTCGCTAGGGGGTGTAAGTGGCTAAGCCGAAGACGATCGCGGCCATCGAGCCGAATGCGGGGCTCCGGGCGGCGCTTCAGAAGAAGATCGCAAAGCTCGTCCGGGCCCGCACGCGGGCCGCGGCGGCGGAGCTCTTCGAGGACCTCATCGCCTCCGGCCTGGTGGGCGAAGAAAGCCGCCTCGCGCAGGATGCGAAACCCACGGTCAAGGACTTCAAGGCCGTCGATCTGGAGAAGGCCTCGAAGCATGCCGACACTGCGTATGCAGAGCGACTCGCTCGTTGGATGATCCACACGGGCGAGGACGCAAAGGCGGTTTCTAAATGGTTTGTCCGCACGACGGCGCAGCGCATTACCGCGAGCCAGCGCCGTGCGCTGATTCGTGCGGGCATCTCCCCTGAGCTCATCAAGAACCGCTGGACGGTTCCGGTCGTCAAGAACCGGTACATCTCTCCAGCGGCCGCGCAGGAGATGCCGAAGCTCATCGACGACATGACGGCCCTCATCACGAAGATGCAAGCCGACGATCTGGAGCGCCTTCGCGGGGCCCTTGACGCGGGGCTGAGCGGCGGAAAGACGATCGGAGACATCGAAGAGATACTTCGGCAGTCGGACGGCTTCACGGAAGCCCGGGCCAAGCGTGTAGCACTCGACCAGTCCGTAAAGGTGAATCAGGGGCTCCAGCGGGCCAATGCGCAGGGCCTCGGCGCCAAAACCGGCATTTGGGTGCATGTGCCAGGCATGTACAGCTCGCGCCAGACGCACAAAGCGATGGACGGTAAGCGCTTCAATCTCGACGAGGGACTTTACGACCCCGCGGTTGGGAGGAAGGTCATGACCGGTGAGCTTCCGTTCTGCCGATGCGTGTTCAGACTCGATATTGACGAATTGCTGAAATGATTCATGAAAGACTTGCCCTAGACGCGCAAAGCGTGCGCCGGTACGACAATAACGGCAACCTTCACGTCGCGGTCTCGCACCTCACGAAAGCGCAAGTTCGGCCCTACTACGGGTCCGAGATCATCGGGTGGCAGAGGCTCAAGCTCGAGCCGACCAAGGTTTACTACGGCTACGCGCCGCCCGAAGAGCTTTCGAAGCCAGAGACGGTCGAGAGCACGAATGGCATCCCGATCCAGCTCGATCATCACCCGGACTACGCGGACGACCCTCAGCTCAAGACGAGGGTCGGTAGCACCGGGACGGACGGCGCCTTCCGCGAGCCGTATCTGGACAACTCTCTGCATATCACCGTGGAGAACGCCATCCGGCGGATCCTAGACGGATCAATGCGTGAGCTATCCCTCGCGTACTCCTACACCCCCGACTTCACCTCGGGGAAGACGCCTGATGGCGATCCGTACGATTTTATTATGCGCGACATTTCCGCCAACCACGTCGCGCTAGTGGAGCAGGGACGCGCTGGGCGCGATGTGTTGGTGCAAGATAGTCAACTTAAAGAGGTAGGTCCTATGGACGACAAGGAAAAGACGACCCCCGCCACTGATGGCGATCCGGCCGTCGAAAAGAAGGAAGTGGCCCTCGCGCGAGCCATCGGCGAAGCAGCGAAGGGGATCGAAGACCTGCACACGCAGGATCAGGAGGGAAACGTGATCGACAAGCCCGCAGAAGACGAGCCCGTCGCTGAAGATGAGGACAAGGACGCCGCCATCAGGCGCATCCTTGACGACATGGTCGAAAAGGGGCTCAAGCCCGAAGACGCGAGGTCGTTCCTCGGTGCTCTCAAGGACCTCGCCTACAACCCGGACGAGGCTCAGGACGGCGATGAGGACATGGCAGAAGGCGCCGACGACGAGCTCGAACAGGCCGATGGTGCCGAGCCGGACGACTGTGAGCAGATCGTTCAGGACGGGCTCAAGGCTTGCGGCTACGACGCCGAGCCGGAAGAGCTTCAGCGCGCTTTTGCTGAGGGCGTCCGCTACGGCGAAAAGAAGGAGAAGGCCGAGCCTGAGAAGCTCGACCGCGAGCACGAGCGCGAAGGCGAAGAGCGCGACGCCGAGGGTTCGGCCAAGCGCATCGAGCGCCGCATCATGAATCGCTTCGCGGCGATGGACGAGTGCGCCAAAACGCTTGGCAAGGTCCGCGCGAACGCGTACGACTCCGCCGAGAGCGTCTACCTGGCCGCCCTCCGGCAGGAAGGCGTGAACACGAAGGGCGTCTCCCCGCAGGCCGCCCGCGCCGCTTACCGCGCGTTC